CCGCGGGCCTGCTCGACGTCAAAACGACGCCGGTCGCCGCCGCCATGCCCGGCGTCGAAGTTCATGCTCAAATCCTCGAAAGCGCGCTGGCGAACTCTTTGTTGACTTATCCTAGCTACGCGATCGGGGCTGAGTTGGTGGTAGCGGTCCTCGTCGGTCTTGCGATCATCATCGTAGCGCCTATGCTCAGGGCCTCTATTGTCATCGCGCTGGGAGCGGTTGTCGTCGCGGCACTGATCGGTGTGTCGTGGTACCTCTATTCGCAATATGATCTCCTGATCGACTTTACCTATCCTTTATTGGCGAGCGGATTTGTGTATCTCACGCTCATTTTCGTAAATTATTTCCAGGAGCAGAAGCAGCGGCAGCAGATTCGCGCTGCGTTCGGCTATTACTTGTCGCCTGCACTCGTGGAGCAGCTCGCCCGTTCGCCCGAGAAACTCGTGCTAGGCGGTGAAGAACGCAGGATGACCATCTTGTTCGGCGATGTCCGTGGGTTCACGACGATTTCCGAACATTACAAGCATGATCCGCAAGGCCTGACGCGGCTGATGAATCGGTTTCTGACGCCCCTGACCAATGCCATCATTGAGCGCAATGGGACCATCGACAAATACATCGGCGACGCGATCATGGCGTTCTGGAATGCGCCCCTCGATGACCCGCGACAAGAAGTCAACGCCTGCGAAGCCGCCTTGGAGATGCTTGCCCGCGCCGACAAGCTCAATCAGGAGTTTAAGCGTGAGGCGGACCAGAATGGCGGGACATACATGCCGCTGCGTGTCGGGATTGGCTTGAATACCGGACCCTGCGTGGTCGGGAACATGGGCTCCGACTTCCGCTTCAACTATTCGGTGCTGGGCGATACCGTCAATGTCGCCTCACGACTGGAGGCACGCACCAAAGACTACCGCATTCCCATTGTCATCGGCGAGGGAACTGCGCAAAAGGCAAAAGAAAAATTCGCAACGATGGAGATCGACCGCGTCCAGGTGAAAGGGAAAACACAGCCCGAAACTGTCTTCACGGTGCTTGGGCGCGCGGAACTCGGTCGGGACCCGAATTTCCTAGAATTACAGGAGCTCACGACCAAGATGCTGCAGTATTACCGCGAGCAAAATTGGACGCGAGCGCTCGACACAATCGAACCTTGCCGCAAGGCTGCTGAAGGGTTCGGCGTCGGCGCGCTTTATCATATGTACGCCGAACGCATCGAGGCCTTTCGCCATAATCCGCCGCCGCCGGATTGGAACGGCGTCTACGAGGCGGAGAGCAAATAGCCTCTTAACGCCCCGTAGCACTACAGCTTTCCTTCAACCGGATCGTTACACACTCGGTCGCGCCCTCTTCCTGAACCGCACATCTCGGACGCCGCGTTCTCATCAATGGAGTCGACGCCGGCGGCTTCAAAAGCGTGGCGAACTGCTAAGTTGTTTCCTACTGTGACTCCCTAAGCTCAGCTCTCAGGATTTGAACCGGCCCTTTCGCAACCTCACGCCCGGCCGGTTTCCATTCGTGAACTCGACGCCGGCACGCGTCAGCACTGTTTCAATTACGGTAAGACTCTCGGGGTCGCCGGCATATCGGCCGACCTCGATGTTGTTGATTGTATTTCGGTGAAGCCCTGTCGCTTCGGCCAAGTCCCGCACAGTCCAATTCAAGGCGGCTCTAGCCATCCGTATTTGTGCACTTGTCACAGGCATATGATTGTGCTATCGTCACATGTGCATTTGACACAACCGTAGCATGCCGTCGACCAAAGTTCCACGGCAAAGGAGCGCTTATGCCCAATAAACTAGCCTCAAGCTGGAATCGGCGTTCATTCATCGGCGGCTCCGACGCCCGGATCATCATGGGCGCCGATGAAACCGCTCTGGCGCGCCTCTGGCGGGAGAAACGTGGTGAGGCCGAGCCGGAGGACCTATCCGGGAACCTCATCGTGCAACTTGGGGCCGCCACCGAGGAGCTCAACCGTTCCTGGTACGAACGCAACACCGGACGACGGGTCACCGACGTCCAGCGCCGCGTCAGGCACTCTGCTATTCCCTGGATGGTAGCGACCCTCGACGGGACAGTGGAGGGGACAGGAGCCGTTTTCGAATCCAAGTTCATGCTGCCGTGGTCATTCTCCGAGGAAGCGGCCGCCGAAAAGTACATGGCCCAGGTCCAGCACAACATGTGGGTCACCCACCTAAGGATGTCGGTGCTGTCGATTATTACAGGTGGCGGCAAATGGGTGGAGATCACCATCCCCATGGATCCGCTCTATCTCAGCGTCCTAGTCTCGGCGGAAAAGAAGTTCTGGCGCTGCGTCCAATCCGGCGAAACACCTCACCTGATCAATGCCGAGCCGCCGCGGCCACGCATCGAGGCTATCCGGATCGTCGATATGAGTTTGTCGAATTCCTGGGCGGAGTTCGCCGCGCTCTTTCGCAACACCCGGAGCGCCTTTCTGGACCACGAACGGGCCAAGAGCGAGCTCAAAGCCTTGATGCCGGAGGATGCCAGGGAGGCCATTGGGCACGGAGTGAAAGCAAAGCGCTCGAAATCGGGGGCGGTGAGCTTTGATGTGCTGGAGATGGAGGCCACCCATGCCCCGGTCCAGTGAATCGGTCGCCGCGCTGGCCTCGGCCTTGGCCAAAGCCCAGGCCGAACTCGTCAATCCGGAGAAGTCGCTCACGGCTACCATCCGCACCGGCCGGCCAGTGGACGGCGAGCGCAGCTTCCGCTATGCGCCGCTCTCGAGCGGCCTCGATATTGTGCGCAAGACGCTGGGGCAGCACGAGATCGCCACGTTACAGACGACCGTGATCGACCAGGCCGCCGGCATGGTCAATTTGACCACCACGCTCGCCCACGCCTCGGGCGAGTGGATCGCGTCCGATTTGCCGGTCTGTCCGATCGCCGAGACCGCCAATCCCCAGCGCATGGGCGCAGCGCTGACCTACGCGCGCCGCTACGCCCTGTTCACGCTCGTTGGCATCGCTGGCGAGGATGACCTTGATGCCCCTGATCTCTGTGATGGACCGCTCTCGCCGTCAGTGGTCGATCGCCCGTTGAAGCCGAAGGACGGTGAACCTCGTATGCCGCCGAGGACGCCTGGCAATGGACACGGCCGCAGCGGCGGCATCAGGGGGGAACGCGCCGTCACCCTCGATCCGGAGCAATCTGCTGCGTTGCGCGAGAAGCTGCTGATTGAGCTTGCGAACATCACCTCGGCTGATCTCGCCTCGGCTTGGGCGCGTGAGGCGCTGACCGCCAAGAACAGCCTCACGACGACCGATGCCAAGCTCGTGGAGGACGCCTTTGAGCGGAGGCTATCGGAACTCCCATCATCAGAGGCGGCTACACCCTCAAACGGTGAGTCTCCGGTGCCTCAGATTTCCGAGCCGCAGCTGAATGCCACTTCCGACGGCATCGACGCTGGTCAAGCGAAGGGCATCGACAAGAGCATTCTCACGGTCGCAGCCCCGCGTCGCTATCGCAACCGGGAGCACCTTCGCTACGTCGCCCAACAGGCGTGTCTCGTGTGCGGCCGCAAGCCCTCGGATCCCCACCACCTGGGCTTCACCCAGCCCCGCGCACTCGGCCGCAAGGTCAGCGATGAGTTCGCGGTCCCGCTCTGTCGCGGGCATCATCGTGCGGTGCATCGCTCCGGCGACGAGCGCGCGTGGTGGCGGCAGGCCGGCCTTGACCCGATCAAGGTTGCCCGCAGGCTCTGGAAGGCGACGCGCGGAATAGGACAGCGGCGGTCCCAACGAGCGACATTACCTCGGCTGCGTGCCGCTGCCGCGACGTCGGACCCAATCCCAAAGAACGAGGAAACCAGCGCCACCAAAACCCGCTTACCGGATCTTAAGCGGCTGGATGCGCGAGGATGCGATGAGGAGACCTAACGAACCAGTGGAGGAGGATGTCTCGGACCTGCCCGGTATCGATCCGCACAGCAAACGCCGCCGCTCACGCTGCCGCGCTTGGCGTGACGGGCTTGCTGACCAAACCGTCGTTAAGACTCTCGAAGATGTTCGCTCCTACCGAGCGTTCGAGCGTGCTCTCGTCGGCAGTGTTGATCCTCGATCCCTGCTCGAACTTGCGCTCGTGCATCGACTCGCAAGCCTAATGTGGCGACTTCATCGTGCCAGCGCGATCGAAACGGGCCTGTTTGAGATGCAGGGCGAACTTCTGCTGGCAGCCCGGCAGGCCCCGTCCCACGGACCCAGTCAACTGGGCATGCTCCCAACCCCCACTCAGGTCAATGG